AATAAACCACATCAGCACCGTATTAACTTTGGCCTGATAAATTAATCAGGTCTATGGCACTGCTGAAAATCTATACAGATATTGAAAATGAAAATAACGCTGTTGGATTCTTTGGAGATCGGCAGGACGTATTTTCAGCCTCACGATTAACCGATTTCCTGCAAAGTTCAGATGATTCAGAGATTGACGGGCGGCTCCATTGTCGAGGCGGTTCGGTAACAGAGGGCTATACCTGCCACGATCTGTTAACCCATTCAGGAAAGAAAGTATCAATGACGGTAGAGGGGCTTTGTGCTTCCATCGCTACTGTCATACTTATGTCAGCCCCGAAAGAACGGCGTAAAATCTACCCATACGGGCAGGTAATGATCCATAATCCGTATATCCCTGAATACACTCTGGCTGATTCATACGATGCCGAAGACCTAAAGAAAATGGCTACTGATCTGGAATCGGAACAAACCAGGCTACTTGATTTCTACGTAGACAACACCGGCGCAGACCGTGATCAGCTCAAATCAATGATGGATGCCGAAACTACCCTCAGTGCTGAACAGGCTTTGCAGTTCGGTTTTGTCGGTGAAATATTACCTGCAATATCAAATCAAAAAAAGGAATTTACCAATAAATTCAAAACACAAATGAAAAACGAAGAAGTTGAAATCCTGAAAGCTGAAATGGCAAAGAAAGACACGATCCTTAACAGGCTGATGAAGTTTGTAGGGATGGGTGCTGAACCTGTTAACCTGACCTTAACCGATACAACCGGGGCAACGCTGACCGTAGAACGTGAAACAGGCGATCCTGCCATAGGTGATAAAGCCAGTCCGGACGGTTCATTCACAATGGATGACGGAAAAGTTATCACGGTTGCAGGCGGTTTAATTACCGAAATTTCAGAGGAACAAGGCGACACTGAAATGGATGCCCTTAAAGCGGAAAACGATGCTCTCAAAGCCGAAATTGAAACGCTGAAAGGCGCAAATGCAACCGCAGCCGCCGATTTGGCAACTCAACTGGCAGAGGCAAAAAAAGTAACAGAGGAAGCAAAGGCTGAATTTGTTGCTTTGCAGGATTTAAAATCAAAGTATTTCCCGGAAGGCCGTCAACAGCAGTTTAATGAGCCGCCGATTTCCAAGACACAGGAAGCAATCAACCGCAAACGGGCTGAGATCGAAGCCAGGAAAACCAAGAAATAACCATAAAATCAAAAAACGATGGCATCAACAGGAATTACATGGAGTAATTTTGTCGTTAACAACGATGGAATAAAAGATTTCCGGGAGCTTATCAAGCTGGAAACCTTAGAGGGCGGGGACTTTAACCAGTTCCACACCTTCAACCCGAATACGCACTCAGGCGATAAACTGGACGGCATCGGCGCATTTGCCGAAGTAGGTCTGGCCGGTGGCACGTCCTGCGCACCTACATTCAACAGTTCACAGGCTAACTCAGTTGAAAAGACATGGGTTCTCGGTGAATGGGAAGTACCTGAAAAAATCTGTTACAAAGACCTCGATACAACAGCAGCCCGTTACGGCCTGAACGCCGGGACAGAGATTGCCGATGTAACCGGGACTGTTATTGCTGACATTCTCGCACCGATTATGACCGATGCCCTGAAACGTATGTTTTGGAGGCTGGCATGGTTCGGTGACACCGCAGCCGCAAACATCGCCGGGGGTGGTATTATCACAGCCGGTAAGAACGCAAACCTGTTCACTACCTGCGATGGTTTCTTCAAAAAACTGAACGCACTGATTACCACTACCCCATTACGCAATACCGACATCGCCGCCAATGCTCAGGCAACCTATGCCCTGCAAAATTCAGCGTTTACAAACGGTATTGACGTTCTGGATGCAATGATTTACAGCGCACCGGTGAAACTCCGCAACGCTGCAAACAAATTCATCCTTTGTACTCAGTCGGTCGCTGATGCTTACGAAAAACAACTTACCGGAACAGGAACTGTTTACACTCAGATTCAGTGGGAAACCGGTATGAACGGTATGCAGTTCTTCAGGCGCAAAGGTGTTGACATTTACCCGATTCCTTTGTGGGATGCTTACATCCAGGAATATGAGGACAACGGTACAAAGTGGAACAACCCACACCGTGCAGTTTTCACCACAAAAGAAAACCTGAACTTTGCCGCTCCGAATACAGAGTTGGTTTCAACGCTTCAGGTATGGTTCAGCTCCGACGATCAGGACACCAAAATGCTTGCACGTGACAAGTTTGGCGTTCTGATTCTTGATGACACCTTATTCCAGTACGCAATCTAAAGCAACGCCGGGGTTCGCTCCGGCTTTGTCTTAACCTCATAAAAAAAGGAGAAAAATAAAATGGCAAATTGCGATAGCGTAATTTCAAGAGATATACAGGCTAACTGCACAAACGCTTTGGTAGGTGAACTGGAAAACGTTGCATATATCATTAACCGGGATGACATTGATTTCGATTCATGCGTGTATGGAACCAACGAGTTCACCCTGACAGACATTGTGCTGAAATCCGGGAAAACTGCTTATGTTGTTCATCAGCTTGGCGATAGCTTCAATGGAGCCGGAACCGAGATGGAAAAAAAGCGGTTTAAAAACACATGGGCAACTACATTTCCGTTTATCATCTTTGACAATGATCCTGAGACAAAGGAAAATGTTGAAGGTATTGCAAACGGTCGGTTTGTGGTCATTTGGGAAAATAAGTTTAAAAACACCGCCGGGACTTCGGTATTTGAAGTGGCAGGTTTTAAACTTGGCCTGAAGTGTGAAACATTCACATCGCTTAAATACGATGCTGATACCCTCGGTGGATGGGTTGCAACCCTAAAAGAATTGGGCGGCCCTGCAACACCGATTACCGTATTCAAAACAGACCTGGCAACAACCAGGGCAATGATTGAAGCATTGGTAGTATAATGGCAAAAAACAAAAATAAGACAGTAAAGGCAGTTCAGGATGTGAAAGCACCTGAACTGCCGGAATTGTCCCGTTTTGGTACATTGTTTACTGATGATATTGCCCGCCGTGCGATTGCAAAACAGTTAGATCAGGACGAGGTCGATGCAGTAATCAGGCTATACAACGCAGTGATGCACTCACCAATGCCTAAGACCTGCTCCAACTGCGTTTCAGATGCGTTCTTTGAATTGTATAACATCTGGAAACGTGACCCGTTGCATTTTGAAGCATTGTACAACTGTGAATATCGGTTACGTGCCGGGGTGCTGTTGCAGGAATTTGGCGATAAAACAAAGACAGCGACAAACAAATCGCTTACCAACGAATTAGCGGAGTACCATCTCAGGACAAACCCGCAATGTGCAAGGCTGTTTGAGCGTATGCCGCCCGACTGGTCGGACAGATTAAATTAAACCTTTTCGGGGCTGGTCAAGCGGCCAGCCTTTTTTAATGACTTTGTATTTATGAACCTGACAAATGTAAAGGCGGAAAAGCAACGTATTGAGGTGATCGATGGCCTGTCATTGGGTATTCAAACCTATGGACTGCGAAACGATTATCCACAACGGATAAAGACCGTTACAAACGCCTCGGTTACTGCGAAAGGGTGTATTTCTACTTACCAAAAGTTTATTCAGGGTGGCGGGTTTGCAGATCAGGTATTCTATAAATCTGTAATCAATGAACACGGATTAACCTGTGATCAACTGTTGAACCTCGTTGCCCGTGATTTTGCCGATTACGGCGGGTTCACGCTTCACGTCAATTACAACGTATTAGGTCAGATAACAGACGTTACCCATGTCCCTTTTGAACATTGCCGGTTGACTTTAGAAGATGACTTTGGTAAGATTGCTAAAATCGGCCTGCATCGGGACTGGACAAAGCTAAAGCGTAAGACCGTTGTATCAAAGCAGACCATTGAACTGATTGATGTTTATAACCCGATTACAACTGTTGTTCAGGCTCAGATTGAGGCGGCAGGTGGCATTGACAATTACAAAGGGCAGTTATTATACTATTCGATGGATGGTGAAATGGTTTATCCAAAGCCGATTTACGATGCAGCGATAACAGACATATCGACCGAGGCCGGAATATCTAACGTGATTTACCGGAACGCCCGCATGAACTTTATGCCTGCCGGGATGCTGATCAGGAAAATATCAGAAACAACAACATCAAAAACAGATGAATATGGCAGGCCGGTTCAGGATGATTTCAGCCAGAACTTTAAAGCCTTTCAGGGTGATGAAAACGCCTGTAAGATCATTGATGTAGAAGCCTCTTTCGATGAGGCTAAACCGGAGTTTGTACCATTCACAACCGAAAAGCACGCTGAAGAAATGAAGATCAGTTCCGAAATGGTGCAGGTAAAGATCGGTAAAGTGTTCTTACAGCCTCCGATTCTAAGGGCTGAAAACGTGGCAACCGGGTTCACTTTACAGGCCATGCAGGATGCTTACGAATATTACAACTCTATTACCGTATCTGAACGGTTGGAAATTGAAAGGGTGTTTACCCGTGTTTTTAAAAACTTTGTCCGTCCGGTTAATCCGTCCGGTAATTTCGCAATCATACCATTGACATATGGAAAATCTGACAACGGCAACGGAAGTACGGGTGCTGTGTAGGCCAATTACGCTTAACTTCAAAGATGCAAACATTGAGGTTTACATCGATGAAGCCGAGGCAATAGACGTTAAGCCGATTTTAGGTGAACAGATGTATATTGACCTGTCCGAAGCACAAACAGGAACCACGTTAACGGCTGATCAGGTATTGATTTTGGACGGCGGGGTGTACACGGTTGACAGCCGGAAATATGTGTTCAGTGGCCTAAAAAAAGCTATTTCATATTTCGTTTACAGCCGGTTAATTAAAAACGCTGATGGTCAGTTGACCAGGTACGGATTCGTTAACAAAGAGTTGAACGAATCCCAACGTCCTGAACTTCGGGAGAAAATACAGGCGGCAGACGATGCGATGAAAACCGGAAATGCCTATCTGAATGAAGTTTTGCAATTCATAAAATTAAACAATCTGGAATCCGTTTATACCTGCCCCGATAAGCCGGTACGCCGGATGACAATTAACGCAATAGGAGATTAAACGATGGACGGATTTGATAACAAACAATATCCAACAGGCAACGGAGTATGTAATGGAACTGATGATGCTGCACTGTCAAACACTGTTGACCTACCCAACGCAGGTTATTTTGAAGTAACCGGAGCGGGAAATGTAAAATTCGACCCGATACAGGGGGCGGCAGGACAAACAAGGGCTTACGCATCCGGAGCGGTTTCAAAGTTCAGGGTAAAGCGCATTTACTCAACAGGAACAACAGCAACAGGAATTTACATACACTATTGATATGAACCTGGCATTAGGATTCGGACTGCAAAAGGATTCCATCGGGTCAAATGTGAACCAACCGCCTATTGTTGGTACTCCGGTAATTGATACTATTACTGACACTACGTTTGTTGTGTCCTGCATTGTTGATCCTG